ATTATGGCAATATCACGATCACAACTAGTTAAAGAACTAGAGCCAGGATTGAATGCACTATTCGGCCTGGAGTACAAAAGATACGAAAATCAGCATGCTGAGATTTTCGACAGCGAGAATTCAGACAGAGCTTTTGAAGAAGAAGTAATGTTATCTGGATTCGCAAATGCTCAAGTTAAACCAGAAGGTTCTGGAGTAACTTTTGATAGCGCTCAAGAAACTTTCACTGCTAGATACACGCACGAGACAATTGCTCTTGCATTCTCAATCACTGAAGAAGCGATTGAAGATAACTTGTATGACAGATTATCATCTAGATATACAAAAGCATTAGCAAGATCTATGGCGAACACTAAGCAAGTAAAAGCTGCGAATGTATTAAACAATGCATTCAGCTCTAGCTACGCAGGTGGAGATGGAAAAGAGCTTTGTGCTACTGACCACCCAACTATAGCTGGAACTTTCTCAAATGAATTAGCAGTATCTGCTGACTTAAATGAGACATCTTTAGAGCAAGCGTTAATTGATATCGCTGCTTTCACAGATGAAAGAGGCTTAAAAGTAGCTGCTAAAGGAATGAAAATGATTATTCCTTCTGAGTTACAATTTACTGCTGAGAGACTGATGAAATCAGCTCAAAGAGTGGGAACAGCTGACAATGATACAAATGCTATCAGATCTATGGGGATGTTACCTCAAGGTTATGTAGTTAATAACTACTTAACTGATACTGATGCGTTCTTTATCAAAACAGATGTACCTAACGGTATGAAGTTGTTCGTAAGATCACCAATTAAAACAGCTATGGAAGGTGACTTCGATACTGGAAACGTTAGATACAAAGCTAGAGAAAGATACAGCTTCGGCTGGTCTGACCCTAGAGGTATCTTCGGTTCACCTGGTGCGTAATCACTAGATTAACGAAAAATAAATTAGGGCGATCCTTGTGGTCGCCCTTTTTTTATGGTAGAAAGAAAAACTCATGAAAACATTTACCGTACAGATTAGATCCAGAGGATACTTCACAAAGTTTAATGTGACTTGCTTAGACAGCGAGGAAGCGTTAAATGATGCGATAGTTGACAAACTAGGACAATCTGATATAGTATGGGAACCAAGTGGATTTTACGATACCCGTAAAACCTGGATAACCTATGAGGAGGTTAATGATGCAAACACACGTTCAATCCCTTTACAAACAGAAGAAGGGTCTAGAACTACAATGGGAGCAGCACTATAACGATGAGGGTAGATATACTCTCGATATGGTTAGGATTGATAACAAAATTAGAGACGTTATTAATCACATTAAATTAGCAGAAGCAAAGCAAGCTAATTTAGTTAACAAAATAGAAGACGCTGCACCTCAAGTTTCAGTAGCTACTTAGTAAAAACGCTACTACATTACTAAAAATCACAACTTCAATACAAGATCGCTTGCACTCTATTAAAATCTGATATATAAAATTATTACTATACAATAAACTTTCACATAGACGCGTATAGTCGACGGCCTAGAGACTATGTGGAAATAACTAGGAGGATAATAATATGGCAACATCAACATTCCAAGGTAAGATTAGATCTTACGGCGGACAAGACAAATCATCAACAGCAACACCAGGCGTTGTAGTTTTATCAGAAGTAATTTCTTTTAATGCTGCAGGTTCAAATGTAGCTGTAAGAATTGGTACATCAGCAACAGCTGGTAACACATTTACTTTACCAGTAGGTGCAGTTCCAATTTCATTTTCAGTAGTAGGTGTATCAACAGGTGCAGGTTCTACTTGTGATATTGGTTCTACAGCTGATCCAGATGGTTTCTTTAACGAAATCGCAACAGTAACTAAAGGAACTCTTAAAGGAGCAGATGGCGCTTTAGTAGTAGCAGGTGGAATCACAGCTAATACTCAAGTTACAGCTTCAGCTGGAGCAACTGCAGGAACTGGAACTGTTACAGGTGTATTTACATACGCTGTAGTAGATAACGGTACTGTTGGAGAAGCACAGTAATTAAATAATTAGTGGAGCTCCTTCGGGAGCTCCTAAAATTTAGGAGAACAAAAATGAGTTTTAAAAGCGATATACAAGCAACAAGATCAACAGCAGCAGCTGGAGCAACAGCAATAGTTGCGCAACCAATAAGATTAAGAGGTATTATAATTGCTTCTGATGGTGTTGGAGCAGGTGTTCTTGAATTAAGTACAACTTCAAATGCTGGAGCAACTTTATTTATTGGAGATGTTCCAAACGGAGATGTAATTAATTTTTCTTTTCCAGAAGATGGAATTTTATTTCCACAAGGAATTTACTGCAAAACTAAAACTAATGTTGCGGCTTATACATTATTAACAGATAAATATTCTGGTCCGAATTTAACAGCGTAGGAGGCTTAAATGGCTAACACTACTTCGGGAACATATACTTTTGATAAAACTTTTTCTATTGATGAAATCATAGAAGAAGCATACGAAAGAATTGGTATGCAAGGCGTATCTGGTAATCAATTAAAATTGGCCAGACGTTCTTTAAATATCATGTTTCAAGAATGGGGTAACCGAGGACTTCATTATTGGGAAATAGGAAATAATTCTTTAACCTTAGTACAAGGTCAATCTGTTTACACAATGTATAGAGCGACTTCTGATGGCACATCAGATGCGACAGCTATTTATGGTGTTTCAGATGTATTAGAAGCTTCTTACAGAAACTCATCTAGTGTTGATACTCCACTTACAAAAATAGATAGATCTACATATCAAGGACTTGCAAATAAAACTTCACAAGGAACACCTTCTCAATATTTTGTACAAAGATTTATTGATAAAGTTACAATCACTTTATATTTAACTCCTGGTGCTTCTGAAGCAGGTAATTTTATTAATTACTATTATGTAAAAAGAATTCAAGATGTTGGATCTTATACAAATGCAACAGATGTTCCTTTTAGATTTGTTCCTTGTATGGCTTCTGGTTTAGCATTTTATTTATCACAAAAATTTGCTCCACAAAGAACACAAGAATTAAAATTATTCTATGAAGATGAATTAGCTAGAGCATTAGCTGAAGATGGTTCACCTTCTAGTACATTCATTTCACCAAAAACTTATTATCCAAATGTCTAATTTTTCAAAAGGTAAATATGCACAATTCATTTCTGATCAATCAGGTATGGCATTTCCATACAAAGAAATGGTTACACAATGGGATGGATTAAGAGTACATGTTTCTGAATTTGACCCTAAACAACCACAATTAGAACCAAAACCACACGGTGCAGATGCTCAAGGTTTGCCACAAGCTAGACCAGATAGAGTAGAACCAGCGGTACCTAATTTGTTACCAGGTAACCCTATTTCAACAGTTGGTGGATCTGGTGTTATTACAATAAGAGAACCTTCACACGGTAGAGCAAATGGAAGCACAGTTGTCTTAAGAAATGTAGATGGTAGCCCAGGAGGATTAGCATATTCTTTGTTTGAAAATGCAAGTGGATTTAGTATAACAGTTTTAACAACAGATACTTATAGTTTTAATTTAGGTACTAATTGTACGTTAACAGGAAGTTTTGGAGGAATGAATGTTACAGCAGGACCAGTAACATTAACACCATAATATGGCAGGATTTACATACACAACATTAACAACAGCAATTCAAAATTACACAGAAGTAAGCAGTTCTGTTTTAACTTCTACAATTACAGATCAATTTATTGAAAATGCTGAATTTAGAATTTTAAGAGACGTACCTATTGATGCATATAAAAAACAATCAATTGGTAATTTAGTTACAGGTCAAAGTACAATAAACGTACCTGCTAAAACTTTATTTGTTAAAGGTGTTCAAGTATATAATTCAACTTCTGCTTCTACAGGTACTAATTCTTGGTTAGAAAAGAAGGATGAAAGTTATTTACAAGAATATATTCCTGCAGAAACATCTACAGGATTTCCTAAATATTATGCTATGTTTGGTGGAGCAACAGGTGTAACAGATACTACTTCTGGAAGACTATTTATAGCTCCTGTACCAGATGATACTTATATTTTTAAGATTCATTATGAAGCTATTCCTGATGGATTATCTAGCTCTAATGCTACAACTTATATAAGCCAATACTTTGGAAATGGCTTACTTTATGCTTGTTTAGTAGAAGCTTATGGATATTTAAAAGGTCCAATGGATATGTTGACACTTTATGAAAATAAGTATAAAGAAGAAGTAGACAAGTTTGGAATGGAACAACTTGGTAGACGTAAACGAGACGACTACACAGATGGGACAGTTAGGATAACAATACCATCAACAACACCTTAAGGAGTTTATTATGGCAATTACATCAGCGATATGTTCTAGTTTTAAACAAGAACTTTTACAAGGCAAACACGATTTTGATACATCTGGTTCAGGTGGTGATACTTTTAAAATTGCACTTTACACAAGTTCAGCAACTTTAGATGCAACAACAACTGATTACTCAGCAACAAATGAAATTACAAACACAGCAGGTTCTGCATATGTTGCAGGTGGACAAGCTTTAACAAACACTGGAGTTGGTTTAACTTCAACAACTGCGTTTACAGATTTTTCTGATGTGTCTTGGACTTCAGCTTCTTTCACAGCTAACGGCGCATTAATTTATAATACAACAACAGATGGTGGCACTGGCACAACAGATGCTGTTTGTGTAATTGCTTTTGGTTCTGACAAGACAGCAACAAACGGAACTTTCACAATTCAATTCCCTACAAACGATTCGTCAAACGCAATCATAAGATTAGCATAGGAGTAGCTCATGGCTGGATGGGGTAGATTTACCTGGGGCCAAGCTTACTGGGGCGAAGATGAACTTCTCGCTACTGGTTGGGGTGCTAAAACATGGGGCGCTGG